AGGCGCTATCTACGCAAGAAACGTAGCACTCGCAGTGTCGTCATGCATAAAAGGCGCGCTGCTCCTCTTAAGGTGCCTTACGTCGCCTCCTACGGAAAGTTTCTCCGGCAGAAGCTCAGAACAACCCTCATCTACTGTGATACGAAGGTTGTTTCCCCAGGGACCGGAGACAGTGGGCACTGGTTCAACATCTCAAGCATTTATGACCCCGACTTCACGGGTGTCGGGCACCAACCAGCCTTCCATGATCGTTGGGAACAACTATACAGCAAATACCGCGTTCTCGGGGCAAAGTTTTACGTCACCTTCAGACCCCGCCGAGGAATTTGGTCTGTCAACCTCACAGCCGGAGGAACCGCCACTGGAGAGACACACCCAGTAACGGATGACAGCCACAGCAACCAAGTATACCTACCGGGTATCGTCGGCTACGAACTCAATAACACCAATTCCTTGCGGTTCATGCAAGCATCAGACAAGAACATCGTACGTGAGTTCCGCAACAACAGACTTTGCAAAATCAAGGTAACCAACCAGAACCCTAACGCAAAGTACAGCTTCTACGGGTACGGGTCCACCAAAATGCTCAACAGCGACAAGGATGCGTGGCTGGACGTCACTTCCTTTGGATCGAGCCCCCAAAAATCGGCATTCCTGCGTATCGGAGCTCTGTCTAAGGACGGCACTTTAATGGCTGATTATGAGTTCGACATCAAAATTAAGTTCTACGTTGAACTTAGTGGCCCCACCACCGGTGGCCTCGAACAGGAAAACTAGTCAGTATACACTGTAGTATGGGGGACGGCAGGCGGCGAGCGACGGGATTATTTCTCTCGGAGCGCTGCTTCGCGACGCGCTTTGTCCTCGAGAAATAATTCCCTCGCCGCCTGCCCCCCCAAACCCCCGATTATTTTTATAATGTCCGCCTTTTTTTCAAGCCGGCAAGTTAATTACGCTTCCCTGCCGGTCGCTCTAAGAAGAACATCAGTACTCTCTATTAATAGTTTTTTTTTACTATTTTTAGTTTCTATTTTTGGATACTATTTTTAGTTTTTTCTATTTTTAGAGAATAAATTTCATTGGTCAATTAAAACCCACAAGTTTTATTTTTTATTTTTCTTCATATTGTTTTGGGACACCTAACGGTTAGTACGCTAGGCCTCTCTGGGAGATTACTAAGAACCACGCACTTTGTACAATGCCTTCTCAAAACAACAACAACAAGTCAAGAAACTGGGTGTTCACCAAGAACAACTACGCTGAAGAAGACGTTGAACGTTTCCTGTCCGATGCCTTCCGAGCCACCCCCGAAGTGAAGTACATTGGCTTCAGTAAGGAAGTTGCTCCTACCACCGGAACGCCCCATCTGCAAGGGTACATCTGCTTCGGCAACGCCCAGCGTTTCAACACTGTAAGGACAAAGCTGGGAGGATGCCACCTCGAACCTATGCGAGGTAGAATCGACCAAAGCGAAGCCTACTGCAAGAAAGGCCAAGCCGTGGAACAAGAACGATGGTTCGAAGCTGGCGAAGCGCCTATGACGCAACAACAGAAGGGCGAAGGTGAAAAACGCCGCTGGGCTGACTTCACTGCAGCTGCGAAGGAAGGTCGCCTAAGCGACATTGAAGAATCGCAGCCCGACCTGTTCGTTAAGTACTACAACACAATGAACAGGATCCACCAAGACGCACTCAAGAAGAAGAAGCTTGATGATACAACCGAAAAGCCTCTCTGGTTGTACGGACCTGCTGGAACTGGTAAGTCACGTTATGCACGCCAAACTTACCCAGACGCATTCTTGAAGATGTGCAACAAATGGTGGGATGGCTATGACGTGACTCGTCACGAAGTAGCCATCATTGAGGACTTCGATCGCTGTCACGGAGTCCTCTGCCACCACATGAAAATTTGGGCTGACCGTTATGCATTCCCCGCCGAAATCAAGGGTGGGAGTATCATGATTCGCCCGAAACTCATCATTGTGACGTCGAACTACTCTCCGGAGGAGATCTGGGCGACGCCATCGGATCTGGAGCCGATCAAGCGGAGATTCAAGATCATCCGGTTTTCTGGGAATGGGGAGCAGACGGTCGAGGAGTAGACGAAGAGCTGGCGCTGAATGATGTTGCATGGCAAAACCTAGAATTTTTAGAAAATTTAGATGAACGCAACATCAATATACAATTCAACATTTGATGATGATGAATTAGCCTTGTGTGCCACACCAATTTTTGAGAAATTCCATACAAAATTTCATTGGTACGTGGCACACTAGCACAGGGGTAATAATATCCCCTGTGCCCAACATCAGTCATAATTGTAAATATGCCTTATGCGAAACGACGACGCATCTCCGGATATCGCAAACGATCTGGAGCGTCTCGCCGCGGCCTTATGTCGCGTTTTACGATCCGGCGCGCAGCCAGGCGCTATCTACGCAAGAAACGTAGCACTCGCAGTGTCGTCATGCATAAAAGGCGCGCTGCTCCTCTTAAGGTGCCTTACGTCGCCTCCTACGGAAAGTTTCTCCGGCAGAAGCTCAGAACAACCCTCATCTACTGTGATACGAAGGTTGTTTCCCCAGGGACCGGAGACAGTGGGCACTGGTTCAACATCTCAAGCATTTATGACCCCGACTTCACGGGTGTCGGGCACCAACCAGCCTTCCATGATCGTTGGGAACAACTATACAGCAAATACCGCGTTCTCGGGGCAAAGTTTTA